AGATAAGCCAGCGTCAATGTCAATTGCGCATACTTCACCTGATGGCAATGGGTTATGATCGGATTTTCTATGTTGATGCTTACGATCACCGATCCAGCCATCGCTGAGCCTAGACCTGTCCATGAAGGCATCGTCCGTTTGCTCTCTTAACTGAACAGCAGCTTTAGATAACCAAGCCTTCATTAGCCAAGTATCATTTTAAGTTCATCAGCAGTTAAACCAATGCGATCAAGAATTGCTGCTTTAGCAATTTCTTTTGCTTGGGCTTCGGCTTTTTCCGCTTTTGAATTAGCAATATCAATTTTCATCTGCTCTAATTCCTCAGCATTAGCATCTCTGATAATTTCTTCACCTGTTTCAGCGTTTACAATTTTAACCTGTGGTGTGTTTTTCATTTTAGTTTTCTCCGTAAATTAGAATATCTCCAGCAGAAAAAGTTCCACCATCTCCGGGAAAGAACTCGATACTAGTAATGGCAGAAGATGTGTCATAAACTGCAATTCCAGTTTTTGAATATATTGTTCCTCCACCTTTGCTGACTGAACTCACACGAATAACTTTATCTAAGGCATTTGTGTAATTAGGAAAATCTAAGAAAACATTTGCCATGTCATAGAAATTGGTGCTGCTATCTATTGTGCCTATATTGATTGATGCTGCGCCAGTAGCAACTTCATTGGCTTGAGTTCCGCTTTGCATTGCAAATAATTGGCGACCGTAATTGTTTGAAGTATCGCCATTTAATCTAATTGAAAAATTGCTACCTTGTGAGTTTCTAGCACTCAATATAACAACTCGAAGATTTTTGTAACTGCCACTTATGCTTGACACAGTAGTTGAAGAACCTGATAATGCTGTTGTTGATAACAAAGTTAGTCCACCACCAGCAGCAGGAGTTGCCCATGCAGGAACTCCACCGCTAACAGACAAAACTTGACCAGTAGTTCCAATTCCAAGTCGTGTGTTTGTATTTGCAGTTGATGAACGATATTCAATATCGCCAAGAGTTGTTGATGGGTTTAATGCTTTTGTTGTTGTATCAACAGATGAACCAAGCGTGCGAATAGCAGCTGCGCCATCTTTAACCAGAGCGGTGTCGTCTGGTGTTGTCCAGCCATAATTGGTAGTGGTTGCCATATTGTCCTTTATCTCAGGCTACGATTGTAGCGTATTCCCATGTCAATGTTGGGCTTAAAGTGTTCCATGCCTCTGTAATTGGTGTTGTATTCCAACGCATCGCCACTTGGCTAAATGCCACAGGCGACAAGTTAATTGTCAGGAATAATTCGTTAAACCTAGTGCTCCATGACCAACCTTCGACATATCCTTCAAACTCACCTGTTGAGATTTGAGCAGGTAAGTTCTGGATGTTAAGAGGTTGCCCCATGAATACACCTAGAAGATTATCCCGATCACTATTGTCAATCTCTGGATTTGTGATTGGGAATGTAATGCTTTGAAATGCTGGTTGTGGGAATGCTCTTTGAGCAATATAGCGATCTGCCACAGCTTGAGCATCCACAGCTGAGTGAAGAACTGTGTTTAGGCTTTCGGCTTTGTAACCATAAAGTGCAATTGATTGTGCTGAGGTTGCTGTTTTTTGAGATCCAAAATTGTTTCCATAATTGATAACAATGTCGTTTCGAATATCACCTGATCGAGTAATTGTGCTAAGTCCTTGACTTAAAGCGTGTCTAGCATCAAGATCAACATAGCCATTGGCTAAAAGATAAGTTTGTCTGTGATCTGCGTCTGCGTATCCTATGTTTCCTTGGTTGTCCTCATATAAATATCCAAAGGCTGAGTTAGCAATTAAACTTAAAATATTGTAAATTGTATCTGTTTCGGCTGCTCTGTTTTCCATTGTGTATAAGCCCGGAGTGTCAATTTCGCCTAGTCCTAAATTTACAGCATTAGCCCATGTTTCTGTTGGATCGTATCCTGCCCAAGTTGAAGCTGCTGGAACATCGTTCCAAGATCCAAGCAATACGCTAGATAAAACATCATAAATCTGATTGCCATCTTCATCTTGAGAAATTGTTCCTAAATACAATTCTCTTGCTAATTTAACAAGTGACCCCATTGCAAGGACTGAGTATTCGACTACGCTTGCAATTGCGCCACTTGCTCCAACCGCAACAGTTATATCAGTTATATCCCCACCAAATAGATTAACATAAGTTCCTGCGCTGTTTTTGACCTGTAAATCTAAACTGTCATTAATGTCAAATGGCAATGTTTGACCAGATAATGCAACAAATGTAATTTGAATATAAGATGGATTTGGTTGCTGGTAAATATCATCGCGACCAGCCTGATGCTGAATGTCGCTTATTGCAATGTCAGTATAATCCACACCAGCGACAGTTAATTTCCAATCTGGTGACCAAGCGGTCATTATCCTGCTGCCTTTTTAATTGCTTGATAACTTAGTGCTGGAGTTGATCGAGATGCGCTTTGATTGACTACTTTTGCCACAGCTCTTGCAGCACCTTCGCCATCAATAGCATTAACAGTAATGTTGGTAACTCCGCCACCTGTTGTGTATCCGCCATTAGGTAGGCTTGGGGATGGCACTCTAGCTGATGGTGCTGGATTAGGTATTGCACCAATGTTCACTCCGGGAATTATGTTAACTGCTCGAATCAATTCATTTGCAAGTGATACAACCAAGCCAATTGCTTCTCTCAAGAATGTGATAAATCCTGAAATGATTCCTGAAATACTTGCAATGGTTCGACCAAAACTTGCAGCACCTTGTTGAGTTTCTGTTAATGCTGAGTTTAATCCTTCATCGCCTGTAAGTCCTGCAATAAATGCATTTAGTGTTGGAATACCAGTATCGTTCAAGAATGTAATAAATCTTTCAACCTGTGGCAATAATGCAGTTCCTAGACTTTCCTTCGCCTCATCAAATCCAACCTTTAAGCGATCAATTTTGCCCTGAAATGTTTCTGCATTTGTAGCGGCTGCGCCACCATAAAGATCTGATAATTTAGTTTGAATCTCTGTGAAAGTTAATGTTGCAAGTTCGGCTTTAGATAATCCAAGCCCTAACCTGCCAAGTGATGCAGTATTGCCATCTTGAGCACGACCCAACGCATTAGCAACTTGCTCTAAATCTAATCCTCTACCTTTTGAAATATCTAATGCAAGTCCTAATAATCTTTGTGCTTCTTCGGTATCTTTTGTGGATACTGCCAACCTCTGCATTGCTGGGCGAAGCTGATCATCTGCAACGCCTGTGGCTAAGGAAGTTTGTAGAATAAAATCCTCAGTTGCCTTTATTTGACCCTCTGTTGCGCCTGTAGCGGTTCTTAATGCAGCAGCCAATCTAAGTTGCGCTTGCTCATCTTCTATTGCAGCCTTGACCCCATCAACGGCTAATTTAGTGCCATAAGCCACGGCAGCAGCAGCAGCAACGGCAAATGCAGCAGCAGCCTTCTTTCCAAATGCTGAAATCTTTTCGCTGTTAGTTTCAACGGCATTGTCAGCTTGATTTAATTTATTCTTAAGATCATCAATATCCGCAAGGATCTTAAGGGATAGGGTTCTGGTATCTCTTGCCACTTATGCCCACTTATCTAAAATGCGATTGTATGCAGCTTCCCACTTGCTAATCAATTCAGGCTGAATTCTGCGAAGCGTTGGATAGATAAACCATCCACGCGAACCTCTGCCTTGTCGTCCTGAATATGCAGGGAACTGTTTGAACTTATTAGATCCAAACTCAACAGCACCCCATAAGGTTTGCGTGTTAGCCCCACCTGAAAACTTCTGTCGTGCGAAACCATATTTGAACTCACCGATTTTGCTGGACTTTGAAATGCTAACGCCATCCGCGACTCTTTGCGCAACTTTGCCTGATTTTGTTCGACCTCTAGCTGCTGTTTTAATTTCCTCAGCTGCGTATTTTGCCAAAGCAGCAGATTGAATTCTTGCTTCTTCAGTCGCTTGATCATCCATAACTTTGAAAGCCTTGAGAATATCGCGTATGTCATTGCGACTGTAAGCAATGGTTTCACTTGCCATACCTCGCCTCCAATACTTCGATCGCTGTTAAAATATCCTCTGCATCAACCCATTCGCTCATTGGTATCTGTGTGGCAATTGCCAACTCAACCAATAATCTGTTTAGGCTTCCTGCTGGATGACTTTTGGGTCTGCATCACCGACTATTACATCGGCAACAGTTTCCA